TCAAGAACTCAATGCCTTCCTCTACCGACTTTGGCCCCTTGACCGCTGTCATGATTTTGGGAAAGCCGTTGCGCTTCATGTGGCTGATGGTCTCGGGTCGGGCCGAGTCTGCCACGATAGGCCACTTTTCAGCCTCTGGCACTTGCATGAACAGTTCAGGTGTGTTCACAATCTCACAGCCAATCATGTACGCTTCGTAGTCGATGTAAAGCGTTCGCCCAATAATGTGGCAGCGCACCAGCACAGTCGGGTCAACTGCAAAGCCCCAGTCGGCGCCAAGTCGGTGGATGGCCTCTGCTGGGGCTTCAAAGTCATCAATTTTCCAGTTCCTGAACACCCTGCTGCTGCTGTTCCGCAGGTATTGACCCATCCAAACGTGCTGATATTTGTCAGGGTCACGCCGTTTGTCGTATTCCATCTCGTCTTTTAAGACTTGCGGAAACCACGGGTTTTCCCCAAAGTTCACCTTGATGACTGTTGCGCTTGCTGGCGGCTCTGGCCCACGCAACAGAAAATCCACTGGGTCGGACTGCTGGCGAGGATTCCATGTAAACCACAATTCGCTGTTTGGCTTGCGAATTGTTGGCCTGAGTAGATCAAGGCTGGTTTGACTTAGGCTTTGTGCTTCCTCCACCCACGCACAATCGTAACCCTCTAGCGATTTTATTGAGTCGGCAGTATGGTTCTGCATACCTTGGAAAATAATCGCACCATCGCCCTTTTTGGACTTTATGACCGCATCCTGAACTTCAAAGTAAGCCCCAGCGTTCATGGCCTCGATCTTGGTCTCCAGTAGCCGCTTGACGGATTGGTTCAGGGACTTCTGGATCTCGCGCACGCAGACGCTGCGCCGCTTCTGGTTCATGATGTGCGCCTCGATCATCAGCTCGGCGAACATATGCGACTTGCCAGAACCACGGCCACCCCAAGCGCCTTTGTATCGGGCTGGCTCCAGCAAGGGCAGCGCCCATTCTGGCGTCGCAATTTGCAGGGTCTTACCCATTCTTGACAATCACACGTTCAATCTTGGCGAACTCGAGCGGCACACCATCAGCGCCTGTCAGCTCATGCTTTTGGGTTTCGGCCCAGCGCATCTGTGTCTTGCTCCACCAAATAGCCGCGGTCGTGTCACCTGCCATTACCTTTTGGAATAGGGTTTTCCCTACCTGTGCATTGGCCTTGGACTTGCCGGACACCAGCTCGGAGCTGAAGTGTGCGCGCAGCGTGTCGACATGGATGCCGTTGCGCACCAATGCGCCGATCTGCTCGATGGGTAGACCGTAGCCGGACAACGCCTCGACCTGCTTGCGCTCGGCATCGGTCGGCTCGAAGGCTGGTCGACCTGCGCCCTCACGAGTACCACCATAATTTTGATCGCGCTCTTTCTTTGGCACGATTTTTGTCTTTTTGCTTTTTAGAGTGGGTTTTTCAAGTTTTGATGTCATTGTGAACCTCCGCGAAAGGTTTGCCGGTTTCTGCGTGTGTTGCGATTTTGCCTGTGAAGTCCTGCCAGCGCTTGATGATGACGTCGCAGAACTTCGGGTCGAGTTCCATCAGGCGTGCTTGGCGGTTGGTTTTCTCGCAGGCGATCAGCGTGCTTCCGCTGCCGCCATATAGATCAGCAACAATGTTTTCTTTATCGCCCCACTGCTCCATCACATCGACCAAAAGAGATGTAGGCTTCTGAGTTGGATGCTCTCGGTTTCTCGCCTCGGTTGCGTTGGCAGAACTTAGGAAACCAAACCAGTCGTGGCGCAACATTCGACGTTTGTGTTTTTGACGTGACCAAAGCAGTTCAAACTCGGCTCCTATAGCTTCTGCCTGAGTGTCCTTGCGCTTGTCCCATACCAACCAGCTTCCGTCGTTCTTAGCTGGCAGCAACTCCGCAAAATAATCTGCTCCAAAAAGAAAAATCTCGTCGCAATAATTAAAACATGCAAATATCGTGTGGATTAAATCCGGCGTAAAGTCCCCGTGATCTCCAATTACCTTGTCGTATTTGTTTCCGCTTGTTCCATTCTGCCGTCCAACAGACTTTAGCGATCCTTTGATCGTTGAAAAGTCAGTATCTAAAAACATGCCATACGGTGGATCAGTTAACACCATGTCAGCCTTCTGGCCATCCATCAGCTTGTCAACCGCATCGATGCTGGTCGAGTCACCGCACATGAGCCTGTGCTTACCAAGCACCCAAACATCGCCCAGCACCGTGACCGGCTGCTCTGGAACGTCAGGAACAGCATCCTCATCTGTCAGGCCAGGCTCGATCTGCTCAGGTGTCAGAGCTGCGATCTCATCGGCTGTGAAGCCAGTCAGGTCAAGGTCGAACCCAAGCTCACCGATCTCGCCAAGCTCAAGCCGCAACATTTCATTATCCCAGTCAGCATTCATGGCTAATTTGTTGTCTGCTAGCACATAAGCCCGTTTCTTGGCATCGCTCCAGCCCTTTGCCACCATTACAGGCACTTCTTTCATCTTTAAGCGCTGGGCCGCAAGTGTGCGCCCATGCCCTGCAATGATGCCGCCATCCTCATCTACTAGTACTGGCGTTGTCCAGCCCCACTCTTTAATGCTTGCAGCAATCTGTGCGACTTGCTCATCAGAGTGAGTTCGTGCGTTTCGGGCGTAGGGCACCAGCTTCTCAATTTTCCATCGCTCGACTTTATCTGCGGGATTGTGGGTTTTTGTGGTCATGATGCATTGTCCTTCATGTTTTCAATTCGCGCCAGTTTCATAGCATCTTTGAGATCGAGCCTAAGCTGCTCGTTTGCGGCCTGCTCGTCCTGCAGCCGGAGGTAGCACTCGGTTGCAAACTTGGCCAGGGTGTCGAGCTGCCAGGTCTTAAAGTCTGGGGTCTCCCGATGTTGCTTCATGTTAGTACCTGCTCACTTTTCTGTGGATAACTTTATCCCTGATTTTCCGCATCCCGTTGCCCCTACCGCCCCTAACGTATACGTTTTAGGGGCGGGGAGGGGCGATTTAACGGGCTTTTTCCCCTAACCCCTAAAAACCCCTAGGGGCACTCAGGGGCGTTTAGGGGCGATTTTGTCCCCCATTTTTTTGCATCAGCATGGCACTTGCCTGGGCCTTGTTGATGAAAATCCAGCCGTGTTCAGTCGATTGCAAAGCGCCTGCGTTGAGCATTTGCGAGATGATTCCATCCGGTCTGGATGCCTCGGTTTTGTTCTTGGCGGTACGCTCGGTCGCGCCATCTTTGACCAGCAGCTCACGCAGCGCCGACCTGCTGACATAGGGGAAACCCTCACGCTCTTCAGCACCTGATGCCCACCAGGCGCGCTCAACTGTGCGCACGTTCTCGTCGTGCTTTGTAGGTTTTTTGTGGGGTTTTGTGGCATTTGCATCATCATCTGGGATGGCCACGCAGGTGGTGGCTGCGCCGCCGAACTTGGATGTGCCCATCTCGACGACCTCAAGCCGGAAGTAAATCGTCTCACCTTTGCTGGGCAGTTCTCGCTGCTTGGTGACGGAGACCGACCGGGTGCCTTCTTTTTCTGTGACCTCGATCTCGGTGTCGATGTGGGCACGGATGCCGGACCAGCCCCGAGCGCCTCGGGCAGCGTCTTTGCCATTGTGGTGGATGATCATCATGGCCGCGCCCGTGGCGGTGGCCACCTGGTCGAATCGGGCCATGACTGGACCCATGTCCTCGCCGCTGTTTTCGTTGGCTCCTGCGCTCATCCTGGCCAGCGTGTCGCCGATGATCAGGCGCACCGGCTTGCCCTTGATCTTCTCGATGGCCCTGACCATCTCGATCACGTCGTGTGCGTCTTGGGCACCTGAGTAAAAGTTCATCGGGACCGGCACCATCGCCAAGTTCTCCAGGCTGCAGCCGTGAAACTTCTTGATGGCCTGCATGCGAGACCGGATGCTGGCCGGGGCTTCGCTGGCCAGATACACCACCAGGCCGGGGTCGGTCTTGCGTCCGTAGCAGTCCGAGCCGGTGGCGATGGCCGTGGCCACTGAAAGTGCCCAGAATGTTTTGCCTGAGTTGCTGTCGCCGTACACCACCACCGAGCTGCCGATGGTCATGAGGCCTTCGACCAGCTCGTCTGGTGCCTCGTAGTCGTTGCCGAGCTGGTCACCGAACACCACCTGCAGCTTGTCCATCACAGTTGTGCCGGTTTGCTGCACCAGCAGGGCTGAGAGATTGTGTCCTGCTTGCACGTAGTCGTTGGCGTCCATGCCCTCGATGGGTGGGATGATCACCCTGGCTCCAAACTTTGCGCTGGCCTGGTCTGCGTAGCGCTGGCCCACGCCGTGTTTGTCATG